CGTTTTATCCGGGCGCCGCCAAAGGCCATTAGTGCATGTCCTCCTTGTTTGGCACTAATGTCAGGTGCGGTCCTGACGTCTCCGGTTCAAAAATAACCTCGTACTCTATCGGGTGTATGAAGTCGATAATCATCCCGTTGCACGTTTCATTTATGTACTCGTAGGTCTCCTCTACGCTGTAGCCCTCAGTAGCAAGCTGCTCGATAATTGCTGCGCTGGAGTAGCAGGGGATCATTACCTCTCCCTCCTGACGCCCACCCAGTAGTGCGTAGTCCCAGTCTTCGATCATTTCAATAACCTCCGTGTCATCATTACTCATCTTCGTTAGCTCCCTCGAATGGCGCCGCCGTCCTTATGTAGCAGCCCTCGTGTTCGATTACCTCGTACTGATCCTCTTCCTCTGGCTTGCCGGGAGTCCAAGGCGCTATGCTCTTCCAGCTAGTCCAGTCCATGCCGCGCTCTCTAACCCACCCCATGTTTCGGGGGCAGTAGATGACTCTCGGCAGCTTCTTTATCACTCCGCCGCGCGACAGATACTCTTTTGTCTTGGCGGCAATCTCATCCCTGAGCCTCTGCTTCTCCATTACTTATTTCCCCTCAACGCTAGGGCGCTCTTAACGTGATCCATCGTCATGTCTTTAAGATGGTCGGGCACCTTCTCGTCAAAAAAGGCACGTTGCCGTGCCTTGTCTGTACCCATCGCTAACAACGCTGCCGCGTAATCCCTTGGAGGCTTCTCAGCACTCCACCAATCGCTCTGGCTCACAGCTCGCAGGCGTCACCGACACAGGCCGCAGTCTTCGCGCCCTCAGTGGTGTCACCTCTCTCGTAGCTGGGTAGCAGCGACCAATCAATCACCGGCATCGACTGCCGCAAGATGTCGTAGTCGGCTTGGTCAATTGCCTCGTATGGCGCTTGCTGGTAGGTGCCGCCGTCGTGAGGCAGGAAGCTCATACCGATTAGGCTGTCCCAGTTCTTCCACATCCACGAGCACGCGTCGTACCACGATTCGTCGGTGTAGTAGGTGGTGCAGCTAACCGTGTGGGTCGCCCAGTTCTCGCCGTAGCACTTCGCAAGCTCTAGCTGGTCAATGGTGCCGACTTGGCTAGTGGTCAGGGCGTGCTCTGGTGACTTGACGTAGAAGTCAAACACCACCGTCGTCTCTGGCTGCATGACACAATTCTCATGCGGTACGCCTTGATCGATCAGGAAGCTGGTAATTGGATCGTTTACCGAATTTCTCAGGCGCCTTATATAAAAATCGCTGTAGCGTGGGTGGATCCCGGAGCTTGCATCTACCAATTGACTGACCGTACCCGATGGCTTAATCACGGATACTGAGGCACTTGGGTTGATGCCCAGCCTCTCAGCCCACTCCTCGTTGACCTTCTCAGCGTGGTCGCGTAACTGGCGGAGCCAGCTACCTAACTTCTCCATGCCCTCCTGACCAGACATGACAGCGTGGTCACAGATGCCTGTCATGCTGACGCCCAGCAAACGCTCCTCGTCGCAGTTGTCCTTCCATACCTTTCGCAGGTAACGGAAGTCGGTCAGTGTTGACTGCAGCGTGCCGAAGATCGCGGCTATCTCGACCTTCTTCTTGAGTGACGCTAGGGTGTCGTTCTCACGGATAACAACCTCAGATAAATTGCACATCTGATTTGGTCGCAAGATCACCTCAAGACAAGGATTTCCACCCCACTCGTGATCATGTTCTCGCCGACCGTGATCGCGTAACTTCTTACGCGCACCCTCTCGGTTAAAAACGCCTCGCTCTCCTGAGTAGCTTTCATAGAGGGCCTTCATCTCCGCTTGAAACACAGCGAAGTCAGGCTTCTCGGTGTACGCTGCCGAGTTGTTAGCCAGCGCACGGTGGCCGTGCTGGTCATACCAAGCACCAGACTTGGCCATCCGCATACGGTCATCGCTGACGTTTGACAGGCTGATCATTGCCGATCGGCGGACCCCGCCGACCACCACTGCCTCCCCAATTTTTGTCATAATGTCGTGGCACTCTATGCTGTTAAGCTGACGGCCTGCTGCGCCCTTGAACACCCGGACGGTAAACTCAAAGAGGTCAACCAGTGGCTGTGGACCGGATGCCCTGCCGCCAAATGTCTTGAGCCGCGCCCCTGACGGCCTGACGTTGCTAACGTCCCACTTGGGAACGTGTCCCGAGTAGAGCAGGCTAATAAGCTGACGCAGTGATGACGCCCAGCCCTGCTTGCTGTCAGGAACATTTATCACGGTGTCGCTGGTGTGCATGTCCTCGGGCACCTCTGGCAACTTGGCAATGTTCTGCCGCTCCACAGAGAAGCCGACGCCGCAGCCACACATAAGCAGATAGAAAGCCTCGTCAAATGCCCGGACGTGATCGACTGCTGTATAGCAACAGTTAAACCCGGCGGCGTTGTCACGATCCAAAGCCTCGCCTGCCGTCCACAGTGCCCTCATGCTCGGTACGACCGAGAGGCTAGTGATTGCCTTAGTGAGCCGGTCAGCTTCCTCTGCGGTGATCTTCTGCTTATCCAGCCAGTAGTCGGTGTAACGCTTGGCTGTTTCCGGGAAGGTCTCACGGCGCTCCTCAGTGTCCAGCCACCGGGCGTATCGAGATGCCGCGATCAGTGTCTGGTAGTCACTTAGTTTACTCAATGGTGTATCTCCTATGGTTAAGTTATTTACTCGCTTCGAGCACGTTTAAGCGGGCTATCAGCTCTCTATCTGTTTGCTCGTCTAAAAAGGGAACCCCGTCGAGGTCGATGTCGAATCGATCCTTGGCGTATTGTCTTGCAGCGTGCTCTTCGCAAAACCAACGGGTGACGCCTCCTGACTGAACCCGCCATACGGGTCTATCTCTGTATTGCATTCCTTTTTACCTCTCGGTGGCTTCCACTGATCGTCAAGATCAATGGCCTTGTACATTCGCTGCGGGTTGTTGCACAGCGCACGGCAAGATGCGTGCTTGTATAGATGCGTCACGCCCTCATAGGCCGCATAGCGTTGCTTGGCCACTATGAAAAGCGTATCCCCGTAGCTGTCGTCTACCTCTTCGCCCCTCGCTCTGGCGTATGCCTTGTCCTTCATATCGTGAATGAGGATCGCCGAGCTGCTGACGTTTAGGATGTTCGACGACCCGAGGAAATCGAATTTCGACGGGGTGCGCTTCTCTCCCTCACCACCAGCAGGCTTTCTAAGGTGTGCGACCAGCAGGATGCAGACATCAAATGCCTTAGCCACCTCGGCCAGTCGCTGGGTAAATACTTTCTCTTGCTCTAGGTCATCTCCAAGCCCGACCATCATCAGCGCATCCACGACGACTAGGTCACAGCCGTGAAACTTACGCATTCCGATAATCATCTGTAGACATTCACTAGGTGTTATTGAGTCCACACGGTCGTAGAAAAAAATCCGTTCGTTGGCCCACCATCCGAAACGTCTCATCCACTTCTCGTGGGGCTCACTTATGCAGCCCGCCACACCAGCCATCTGATCGAAAACATACTCGGCTGGCAGCTCAAGGCTTGCCACTCCGACCTTGTAATCAAGGCTCGCGCTGTGGAGGGCTAACTGGTTAGCCACGGCTGACTTACCGTGCCCGCTGTACCCTCCTAACAAAACCAACTCTCCCGGCCTAAGACGAAACTCTGGTAGCTTCGACCACGGCATTGGGATGCCCTTGTCTGCGTTCTCTCGCCTTTCGATGGCGCGATCAACTAGATCCCCGGGCGCGGTGATCCTGTCTAGGCTGGCCATCGCCAGCTCTTCGGCAACATTGATCGAGGCAAAGCCGTCGTAGTTAGTCACCGGAGAAATCCAGCCAGAGCCCTTCCACCTCGCTGGGCTCGTCCGCAAAGCCGTCGAGTATCGACTCGGCCAGCTCGTATATCTCCTCGTTAGATAGGGCCTCGGTGGAGTAGCCCATGAGGTTCACCCAGTCGATGGCCTCCTGTATGCCTAAGTTATCCACCCTTCGTAGGTGGGTGTCATTGATACCTCTCATGGCTTACGACTCCCAGCCTTCGTAGTCTTGATCCACAATTACCTGACCCAAGCAGCCGTCCCAGTCGGCATAGGTGCCCATGTCGCCAAGCATGTCCCCAAAGAAAGGGATTTCTGGATCACTCAGGTTGTACGGCTTATCACTGTTGAGGTGGTTGGTCACGGCGCCGTAGGCGTCCCAAATACGGGTCATGTACGACTCCCGGTCATCATCAGAGACGACTTTGCTGTCCAGCAGAGACACGCGCTCGGCTAGGTTAATGATCCTGTGCGCTAAACTCTCAGCGTCGTGCAGCAGGGCCTTCTTGTTGTTGGCGTAACGCTCCGCGCTCTCGGTAAACTTCAGGGCTCTACTCATTGATGCCGATCTCCATATCGCTGTAACCTTCCTGCGCGTTGAATTCCTGCCATGCCTCGACAGCGTGGGACGGGTCCCCGGTGTTACTGCCCAGCAGGTCGATAAAGTCCTCGAAAGTAATTTCCATCGTCAACACTCCTTGTCGGTGATTAAGTTATTTGCTAACTGCAGGCGCATTAAATGCCCAGTCTTGGCGTGCCCCCGATGCCGCTGCGGTACAGAATTTCGCAACATTGGTCTTTAGCTTGGCGCCCTCGCACCGCTCCTTGTATGCAGCCTGTAGGGCTGCTACGTCGGCTAAAAAATCTTCGTCACTGCTGAATAAAGTAGTCATAACGTCTCTCCGTATTAGTTAACACTAAATGATGTAAGTTATTGATTTGTATGGACTGTCCAACTTTTGTCCTGATTTGCTGTATAAGCGCACAGTATTGGTGCGTCCTAGCGTTTCGTGATAAACTTCGTCCCCGTAAGTCTTTATTGAAGATATGTCCTGAGCTTAAAAAAAAGCGGGCGATCACCCCTCCCTTACAGCTATCCAGAGTAGGGCCAAGAAGCAGCACCATACCGGCCCGATAGATAACCCAGCAAAGATCACCAGAGCGGCGACTAGGCCGTACCCGAGACAGGTTATGGCAAACCTGACCGGGCGTAGGTCGAGGGCGCTACACGTCAGCGCAGCTCCCCAAACCAATGCAAAACCTGTTAGCCATGCTGCAATAATCATCCTGCTCTCCCTTGAATAAGTCTTTTACTCACATCAGGCAAACTCTGCCCGCTTTGCTTCGATAAACTGCTGCACCGTGAGGTCTGACTTGGCGGCATCCTCCCAGAAGCTGTCTATCTCTCCCAGAGTCATTTTGAGCCACGTCTTAGTCTGCCATAGGCAATCAACGATCATGGCGCAGTAGGGCTCTCCTGCGGTGCCTGCGGTGGCAGACCTGACCATGCGGTCTAAATTCAATTCCATTACGCTATCTCCTGCTTGTATTGTTGCTGAACGATGCCTTTCTTGTTTTTGACTTGGACAATGTTGCATCGCCCGCTGTCAAGGTAGGCAAATGCGGTGTCCTCGGCGTCGGCCTTTCGGAAGTCAGCCTCTGACTCGCCGACCTGATTGCCCTCCCGGTCGTAGGCGGTGGTCATCCACACGTCCCACTCTTCCGAGTACCACACCTCTGTTAATGCCCAGTGGTCAGCGTAGTAAGTAGTCATATCGATCTCCTATTGCTTGTCGTCGAATTCTTGCTCGGCTGCAGCGACTGCGGCCTCGTCGTCGTCTGTCAAGATCCACTCGGTACGCTTGTCGTACTTGCTGCGGAAGATCCCAAGATCAATCAGCACGTTGCCCGCGTCTCTCAGGTCAGCAACCAGCTTCTGGTTAAGTGGCTTGTCAAACATCCCGGTGTAACACTCGAGATTCCACTCGCAAGCAAGGCGGAGGTAGTTAGCAACTTCTGGGGTCAGGTGATCGAGCTTGATCTCCTCGCCTTTGCAGTCGCCTGCTACCGCAACCAATTTGATGTGTCTGATTCGCTTATCCATGTCTATCTCCTTATCCAATGAACACAGTCTAGTCTAAGTAAATAACTTCGTCAACCGAAATAACAAAAAAATTTAAATAAATGTTTAGGGCCGCTTACGCGGCTTTAATGGTTTGCTTTTTCTTGCTAAGTGATTGCACACAGTGCTGGCATAGGTGCGGTGATTTCTCGCCCACATATTCATACCAAGCTGGGATCTCAACAGTGTAGGCGCTGTCATTTTTACCACACACAGCTTTTACAAAATCCAATGGGTAACGTGGCTTGCGCTTATGGCGATACTTGATTTTTTCGTTATCGCCAATAAAAAGCTCTAAGTCTGACAAGTGAATTTTCATGTCTATCTCCTTAATCAATGGAGAGAGTATGAGGTAAGTAAATAACTTCGTCAAGCAATATAACAAGTTTCTTCAGATTATTTTAAACTCGTTAATAATCAGTTACTTATGTTAAGCATGTCCGCTATGATTTCCTCGAGCTGCTCGCGCTGGAGGTAGGTGAGCCGGGAATAGGACTCGATGAGGCGGGGTATACGCCTAGAGACAAGCATCCCGGCATCGATATTGGCAGTAACCACCGCCGCCGGGCTTATCATTAGGGTCTTGCAGATGGGCTCGAGGGTGTCCAGCCTTGGGCTGTGCTCACCGTTTAGGATATTCCACACACTCTTCTGGCTACTATTGGCACGCTTGGCCAGCTCCCGGGTGGATAGGTCAAACTCCTCGCAGGCCCGCTTCAGGTTACTGCATACGATTTCTGTCAGTGTCATGTCGGCCCTCCGATTGGGCATTAGTTACTACCCAAAGCTACCATAATTAGTAGTTTTATACAACGCATGTACGGACATTTGACAATTGTTTCGTCGGGTTGGTTTGAAAGTGAGCCGTGGTGGGGTATTGTGCGTTCAGCCATGTGATCCTCCGAGATCTGATGGTTAGCCTAGCGGTGTGGGCTACTACCCCGCCGCTAGGCGTCTTCAGCTGAGAATATGTACCTATAGGCTACACATGTCTACTACCTAAGCTCAGGCTGTCACCTTTTGCACAGAATAATCCCCGGCAATGATATAAGGTCCCACAAGTAATATTTGACTTATAGATATAACAAAGTTGAGTAGGGGAAATTATGTGTCAGCGGTGCGAAGAGGCCAAGGTGGTATCATGCGGCGACGGCTATCAGGTGCATGCCTGCGGTGAGCTGCTGGGTGTATTCACCTATCTGGTGGACGCCTCGAGGTTTGGCCTGAGCCTGCTGAGGGATGCCCAGATCAGTAAATTGGTGCTGTTATCGGGCAAAATCATTAGTTAAATTGGTAATATGTCACAGGAATGGTGTATTTGACCCACTCGATTTGGCCATAAATGACCCTTTTGGGGTGTTTTGGGGTGCTAAGGCTCTATAACCCCTTGCATATCAGTAACTTACGCGATTTCGTGTTAACTAATAGAGGGAAAGTCTTTTCAGACTGTTACTACCCACTAACACATTGTGATGCGCCGTCGCCACTTGTTGCGAAAGGCGCAAATCGGACAGCATGACAACGGCATGACTACAGACTGCCTGACTAGCTGACCAAGACAACTCCTCAAGACTTCAGGCTACCTGACTAGCCACCTCCCTACATGGCTATTGCTATTACTGCGTCCGCGTTTTGGACGCTACCCAGCACATCAAACCCGTTCACATCATTTCTCATGGAGGAGAATATGCTTACGAGGAGAGAAGAGCGCGCCATCATGCTCGAGACCCAGACGCCAGCATACGCCCGATCGAGTAAGACTCGACGGGCTATCGATCTACAGGTCCGCCGTGCAGCAAATCTCAGGAAGGCATTCCGAGACGCTCGCATTAACGTGCCCGTCAGCGTCAGGGCAATCGTGCCACATCAGCATAAATTCGTTTCTGGTCTGAATGTCCCTACCAACTTCAAGACGCTGGTGGGGGATGAGGCGATTAAAGCATTCAATAAGTCAATGAATCGTGCCAAGAAAGGACTGGAGGAGCGCAATGCCTAGCCCACAACGCCAATCACGCCTATATGCAATTGAGGAGCACTGCCGTGCTCACATCTTGATGCTCAAGGAGGAGGTCTCCCTGTTCATCGATCACCCGGTAGGCGTCTCTGGACACACCAGCTTCCTCAAGGACATCGAGGACAAGCTGGCTGAGATAGCTGAGTTCCAAGGAATGCTAGACGTCATCGAAAAGGAGTTCAAATAATGGTTAAGAATTTACTAGCGGCGGCCGTGGTGGCTGCTTCTATGCCTGCCACAGCGCAGCAGTCTATCAACAACTCAGCGACCGGACAGGTCATCCTGTACCCATTCTATTCAACCGAGGGCGGTGGCAATACACTGCTACACGTCTCCAACACCACCGATAGCGCAAAGGCCGTCAAGGTCCGCCTAATGGAGGGCGTCAGCTCGTCAGTGGTACTCGAGTTCAACCTATACCTCCCGGCACACGGCACCTTTGCCTCAGCCATCAACGAGGACGCGGCGCCATCGATCTCCACCACCTCAGACGCCTGCACGGTACCCATGCTGGGCACCGCTAACGGTGACTATGACGGTTATACCAAGGAGCTTTTCGATGGCTCAACTCTGAGGGTGCAGCCACTGGTGCCGTACCAGTTTGAATCAGACAAGGATAACGCCCTGTCTAGGCTGGCCGTTGGCCACGCTGAGGTCATCGAGATGGGCGTCGTGGATGACGACATCGACGTGACCGACTGTGACGCTATCGGCAAGCTGTGGCTGACCGGCGACTGGTCAGGCGATAGCACTATCGGCTCGCCTGTCGGCGGCCTAATGGGCAGCTCCGTATTCATCAACCCCAACGACGCATACTCACTCGCCATATACCCTGCCGCAATCGATGGCTGGGCCAAGGAGGGTGTCAATTACCATGCCGGTGCCGGCACGCTACTGCCAACACTCGATCAGGGTGTCCGCAAGGCCAGCCTGTGGGACGGTAGCGACTTCGTGGAGCTAGACTACTCGACCAACGAGAAGGGCGCCGTGATGGCCATGTCTGCACTGCTGGCCACCTCAGTCGTTGCTGGTGAGTTTACTGTCGAGACATCGATAGCCGCAGAGAGTGACATGGTGGTGACCTTCCCACTAAAAAAGTATTTCCGGAGTACTGGAGGGGACGCCATAGCGCCGTTTACCACAGTGTACGACGGTACCAAGGAGGAGAATAAGCAGTGCGAGGAGGTCTCGCTGGTGAGCTTTAGCCGTGACGGTGAGGCCACTGCAGGCTCCGGGACCTTCGTCCCAGAGGAGACTGGTATCGCCAAGTTCCTGTGCAACAACGTCAATGTACTGAGCATTGGTGACTCGTCAGCCCTGCAGGTCAGTCGCGCCACGTCAGTGTCCGGGGTGTTTGAGTCCGGAAGGCTGAAGCTGTCTATCGATCAGGTAGCAGGTGAAGACGACAATGGTGTCGTGGTCGGTGGGTTGGGAGTGGTCGGCTTCAACGCCACACGCATAGTTAATGGCGACAAGTCATACGGCTACTCGTCTGCTCACAAGACACTCACGGTAACCAGCGGCGGATGATAACTGCTCAATCAACTATCGTGGCGATAGCCTGCCTGTACCTCATCATGGGTCTCGCAGGCTGTACCTCGGTAAGTACAGAGGCGGTTAAGAAGGCGCTTGAGAAGCGCAAGCAGGAGCCCTGCCAGTGTGAGCAGACACAGTCGCCTGTCACCATCATCTTCGTGGAGGATTGAACATGGACGCGGACATGAAAGAGACACTATCACGACCCATTAAGTACGCAGTCATAGCATGTTACGCAACAAGAGACGCCATAAAGGACATAGATGTAGACCTGACTAAGTTGGAGGTTGGGCTGCAGGCTAAGGTAGACAGCCTCACTGCTACGGTTGAGGCACTCATCGAGAGGCTAGAGACAAGTGAAGAAGAGACAGAACAAAGACCCGTTAGCAAAGCTAAGTCAGCCAAGAAGAAAGGATAAGAGGTACACCATCGACTCAGATGCCTTCAGTGACCGTATACCGAACGATTGGCTTGAGGCTGTAGTCATACTGGTGGCATTGGTAGCGTTGAGTGGTGGGGCTTACATGCTGTATGGGCTCAGTCAGATGATGGATGGAGTGGTATAAGTCTGGCGAATGGCCGCTATTTCTACTGGGAATAATCTGGGGCTGAGGTAGTACATTAGGTTATATGTACCCCATGCTTATACCATTAGTGAATAGAGTATGTCGCAATCAGACACATGCTGCACATTAAATATAATGAACACGCTACAAACCGCATAGGTAAGCCATTCCTAACTGACGTAAAGATACATTTAAGGAAGTTAGACGCCCTGCAGCCCAGTATCTAGGCCATATCGACCCCGGGCGCCCAAATTTCGGCGGATGGTACCTAGTCGCCGCGCTATAAGGGTCCACTCACAAATAACCACGAAAGGAATCGTATGCGAAATGAGTTAGGCCAATTCGTCCCCGGAGAGTCTGGTAACCCCAAGGGTCGCCCGGTCGGCTCCAAGAACAAGCTGGCGCAGTCATTTTTCACTGATTGCCTAAAGGTGTGGGAGGAGCAGGGATTTGAGGCGCTGAAGGAGATGGCGGTTATTGACCCTGCCAGCTTCGCCCGGATGGTGGCGCAGACCATGCCCAAGGAGATCGATATCGACCAGATCTCGAGTGATAAGAGCATGGTACCGCCCGCGACGATCAATATTATCGCCCAGAAGCCCGAGAAGGAGGTGCTGGCTGATTTGCGTGCTGAGGGACCCGTTGCCGAGGCTGTCCGTGCGGTGACCTTTGAGCTGATTGACGAGGAATGAACGCCCCAGCCCTCAATATTGAGATGCCGGCGAAGATGGCCGAGCTATTTGACGGCCCTGCTAGGTATAGAGTGGCTTTTGGAGGAAGAGGAAGCGGAAAAACTCGCACATTTGCGAAGATGGCGGCCGTGATGGCCTACAATTTCGCCAGAGCGGGC